CGAGGAGTAGTACGTACGGCTCGGGGTGGGGGCCATCTTTGCAAAGATGATGTTCATCGACCGATCTTCAATCGACGCCACTTCCTTACCGCCAACGTACTTACGGAAAACGCCGCCCTTGATTGAGATGCGCTTCGCGTAATCCTTCGTGCTGATGACGCTCTTACCTGCAACGGCAAGCGTTTCGTCGTCAACCTTACGGCCTGCGAGGCTGCTCTGAATGCTCAAAATAATATCGTTACTCATTGACTGAACTCCTAACTAAATTGTTACTAATCTGCCGAGGTCGACTTACGCACCGTGACACCGTACTCGCGCATCACGCTAACACCGGGCGGCAACCCATCTGCCTCGTTCTCAGATATGTATTGCTTGAAGTTGCCCTGATGAATCCTACGTTCCAATAACGCCACCGCCTCGTTCTCCAGCACGAACTTGCCAAAGTTATCCCAGTCGGTGCAGTAAAACCGTTCGTTGAGCTTGCGAATGACCGTGCCATGTGAAGTCTTGATACTGCTAGCACCCACGCCGTTGCAGACTTCGAGCATCGCCATCTCAAGCTTATCCATGTCTTGCTTCAGTGCATTGTCTTTCTCATCGTACTCATCTTTGAGTTTCGCCCGCTCGTTACGAAGCGAGATGAATGCACTTACTAACTCGTCCAAATTAACATCACTCATTGCTTTCCATCTCCTGTTTGTAAAGATCAACTAACTTCTGGTGATTATTCACCTTGCCCTGCAGCATCTGGTACATCTTGCGTTCGACTTCCGAACCCTGCAGATGAACAACCGTCATGCTGTTCTTTTGTCCAACACGATCAATACGAGCAATACATTGTAAGTACGTCTCGACCGACATCACGGGGGACCAAAACACCACCGTATCTGCCGCAGTCAAAGTAATACCGTGCGATGCTGCTTGGGGCTGGATTACTAGAACTCTAGGCTTATCCGAGGTCTGGAACCTTTGAATGATGCTAGCGCGTTGTGTGGCGCTAACTGACCCCTGAATAATCTCGTTCGTAATTCCCTGTTTTTCCAAGTACTCCGATACCACCGTGATAGTGTGCGTGAAGGGGACAAATACTACAACCTTATTTACGGTTTCGTCTAGTACCTCTGATAGCGCATTTAAACGTGGAGAGATATCAAACTCGACTACGTCACGACTGTCGGTGTATACGGCACCGCCCGATATCTGAAGCAGTTTGTTGAGGCTAGCCGCTGCGTTGACCGCGCTGACTTGTTCCCCAGCCGCCTCGATAAGCATCTGATTCTTGAGCTTTTTATAGTAGACCTGCACCTGAGTTGTGAGCGGCACTTCGCGGGTCTGGTACGTTACGTCCGGCAGGTCAAGGCACTCTGCCTTCGTATAGCGAATAGCAGGCTGCAGGGCGTTGAATACCTCAATTTGTGCTGTCGGTTTCGGTATCCATTTAAATCGAGTCACCTGATACATGACCTTGTCGCGCCATGCGGTGGTGAACTTTGGAACTCGGGATGGACTAATCAGTCGAGCCAAGCCAAACGCATCGACAGGGGACTGCGAGGCTGGTGTGCCGGTCATCATCCAGAGTCGGGTCGACGGCTTGATTAGTTTTGCTAGCGTCTTCCAGCGTCGTGTCGAGGTGGACTTGTAGGCGTTAGCTTCGTCGATGATGACTAGGTCAAATCCAGCGGCAGCCACTTCGTCCACCATGATGTTGACGCCGTCATAATTGATGACCGTAAAGTCATAGCCGCCACGGATAATCTTTTTGCGTTTGTCCTGTGACCCGTGTGCTATGCCGCAGGTACGGTGCATCGCTGTTTTGAATACGTCCGCCTGCCATGCCGAGTGCATGATCGACAGGGGACAAATGACTAGGGCTTTCTTGACTAGCCCAAGATTCATCAGATAGTCCGCAGCCCAAATCGCAGCGGAAGTCTTACCCGTACCGGCTTCGTTAAAGCAGAAAGCCCGGGGGCGCAGACTCAAGAATGAGGCCGTTACCTTCTGGTGTTCGAACGGTTTGAAGATGCCCGGCCAGTTGTAGTCCCGTAGCATGGGTGACGGGATCTGTGGTATCTCCGGGTTCGGCTGGTACTCATCCAGCATCATCGCAAGATCAGCCGCTTCGTCGTAATCCCAATTGATCAGCACATCGTGTGCTTCGGAGTGGATCTTGAGCGCGTGGCTTTTTTGAATGTTTTGAAGGATCTGTGCCCCTACGATAGCAGGGACGGTCATCTGAATTGCTGTGTTGTCTACTATATTCATAACTGTATCCATTACTAAAAGCCCCTTACGGGGGCCAGTCGGTTAGCACCCAGCCCGGAAAAGCAATAAAGCAGAGCCGTCACTAACAGACATGGTTAAGCGTGTGTGACTACGCTAGGGGGAAGTGGGTAGGAACCCCCCGTCCTCCACACTCATGCCTTGTGGGGACTACTTCATCGCTCCGCTTGAGGTACGCTTAAAAGAGCGGTTGCGACGAACGGACTGAATTGTGTAGCCGTCTTTATTCGTGCCACCTTTCGACAGGGCTTTCTTGTGAGCAATGTCCTTGCCCTCCCGTCGATCTGCTTTCCCATTACCATTTAAATCTTTCCCGTTCTTGTCGACGGCACGGCGAGCACGTTGTCGTTCCATGCGGTCGGCATGTTCCTTGCGAGCCTTCTGCTGCTGATACTCTTTCTTGTACGGACGGGGTTTGTTGACGTATGGCATTAGCGCACCTTCTGGAATTGGCAAGTAGTCACCGGACACCAACCGCATAACGGAGTCGGGTTCTCGGGCCACTTATTTGTTTCGTGGGATAACTTTAGCCGCTCTAGGTCGGGAAGGAAATCCTTCCACAGGTTCTCGGACTCTTCGCGGGTATACGTCTCGTCGATGAAAGTATTGTGTGCAACAAACAACAGGCCAGCCTTGATCTGCTGAACCTCCGGGAAGTGGGCATATGTCATCAGTGACATCAGTCGTAGCTGCTTCACATCCGCATACTTCGCACTGCCAGTCTTGTAGTCCACGATGTGGGCTGTGTCGTTGTCCACGATCAGAAGATCGACGATTCCTCTGACCCAGTAGTCCTTGGCTCCGAATGTACAGGGCTGTAGATCGGTGTTGAGCGCCATGCGGTATTCGGGAAACCGTTCGCCTTCGATCTCCAGCAGAGCATCCAGCATGGGTTGGTATTGCTCGTAGTTTTTCTGAAGAGGCTTGCTCTCTCCGACGTAATCTTCCAGAGCCTTGTGAACTGCAGAGCCATACAGCATTTGCTGGGTCGGCTTCTTTATAAAGTTCTGTGCGACCTTGACCTCATAGTACTGCCGAGGGCAGTTCGTGTAGTCCTTCAGGCCGCTGTAACTCCACTTAATCATCCGCAACTCCCGTATGACTCACCCCACTTCGCCTCACAAGCGACGGGTAAATCAAGACACCAATCAGGAGGAGTAGACATAACTTTAGTTACAAAATCAAGGGCTTCGTCTACTTCAACTTTTGGTACGACGATCACGGCTGCGTCATGCACTGTCAATACGGGTCGGTATTTTTCCCGGATCTTTAACATCTGCTGACCCACGATGATACGAGCCAAAGCCTGCACTACGTTCTCAACCATTGCTCCGCCCCAAATATTGACTGGACCTTTGCGTGAGTCGTAGATCGGTTTGCCGTTCTCAATTCGTAGATTGTTGTAACGAATATGTAGATGGTTCGGTAGTCCGATACCGTCTGATGTGATCCAGAGTGCTCCGCCATGACCCAGAGTGAAACTGTGCTGCACTCCCTGCATCAATGCATTTAAAGCATGGTCACACTCTTCCCAGAGCTTCGGGATCTTGTCGTTCTGCTGCCGATACACGCTGACGATGCGCTTGCATTCCTCCTCCGTCAGGTCAGCCCCGGGTGGCTGGGTCTTCAGGGTGTGGCGGAGCTTCAGTGCCCCAGTCCCATATCCCAATCCCAATACGCAGGTCTTGCCGACGAACCGCTCGATGGGGTCAGCCTTGCTGATCTGCCTGCCGTAGACCTTCGATGCAAAGATCGAATACACATCCTCGCCCCGGCGGAACTGCTCAACAACGTCCGTTTGCCCGGCTAGCCACGCGAGGACTCGGGCTTCAATCTGCGAGGAGTCGCTGTTGATAACGACATGATCGGGCGGAGCGACCACCGAATTCTTGAGTGTCTTCTTTTTCTTATCTCGTGATGGAAGGTTTTGTAGGTTGACGGAGTCCATGCCCGACCAACGGCCTGTATGAGCACCGTAATACTTGAGCGGAATAGGTAACCGACCACGGTTCCTACCACGAATACGAATAAAGCGTTCAATTCTGCTTTCCTCCAAAGTTGATTTAGTACCCAAACGCACCGCGCAGAGTTGCTGGATCACAGGATCTTCATGCTCCTGCAGTGCGATAAACCCTTCGTCGCTCTTGGCAAAGGCAAAGGTCTGCTTGCCAGTCGTAGGACTTGTCTTGGTGGGCGGCTCGATGCCAAACTCCTTGAGAACCTTGGCGAACTGCGGATTGCTGCAGAGTTTCTTGCGGACTTCTTCCTCGTCGTTCGCTTTCAGTGTCTCTTTCAATCCGTTCAGCAGTTCAGTCTTCTCTCTTCGGATATCTTCCAACCGCCCGGCTAACAGTCCATCGTCGATCATCAACGTGGGATGAATGAACATCCGCAGCGTCATGTCGATTAGCTCAAGCTCTTCTCCCGGGAATCCCGTAGCAAGTTGATTAAAAAGATGATAGGTAAGATCAACATCGTTGCAGCAATAACCAGCATACCGATCAAGATCTCCACCATCAAAATCCAAACGTTTCTTACCCAGCGCATTGACCACCTCCGTCCCTTTCTCCCCCAAGTTGTATCGTTTGACGAGTGCAGCGAGGGAGCCACCTGCATCTACGCCATGTATCGCCCGCGCCATGCAGAGCGTGTCCATATAAAACGCGGGATTTAAATCAAATACCCATGCGAGGATCGCCCCGTCGAACAGGGTGTTGTGGCAGAGAAGCGCGGAGTGCTGCCAATCAAATTGATTTAGCCAAGCCTTTGTCTCATCGTGTGTACCGCTGAACCATACAGTCTCGTCATCATCTACCTTGACTGCGACGCCGATGACCTCGAACTGCTTGTCACGGATGTACTCTTCAGTCGTGAACTTGGTCAGACTGAACTCTTTCGAGTAGTACGTCTCAAAATCAAGTGTTACGAAACTCATGGATCAACGCTCCATGTTTCAGTCTGTCGTTGCAGCTTCGGCCACTCAGACGCCGTGACGAAAGACTTATCCTGCACGAGGATGTGATTAGTCGGCTGCGCCGTGAACTTGCCGTTGTCCAACTTGATGAAGTAGAACTCTTTTGATTGCTCTGGCTCAAGGCTAAACCCATCAAGCATAGGGATGGCTGTGAACACGTAGCGACCAGTCAGTTCTACCTTGGAGCGTAACTTAACGCGCACTGGCACGGACTCAAGGAACGGATACTCCACCAGACTAAACTGATGACCGTAACAGTCCCATGTCTGTGCGTCGGACGGATTCCACGGCGTATCCAAAGTTTTGTGTGACAGTCGATGCAGCGGCACGTTGCGATATACCGCGCCACATTCAAGCATCACATGGCATCCCCACGTGCGACCGGGATGGCTGACCAGACCGAACCACGATACTCGTAGCCAATCGGTATTACCGAACGTGTTGGGTTCTACCCAACAGTATATGTGCCGCAAAAGCGGGGCTGCTCCAGAATAAATCATGTGTTAACCACCATAACCTTTTTCCACCCCTTACCCGTCTCGACAAACCCTGCTGCTCGCAAAGCCTCGTGGCTACGGCAGTCACCGTAAACTTTGTGCTTACGCAAGGATTCCGGATCGATGAATACGTTCTTGCAGGTCTTGCACCTTCTTATTCTTGCGACGCTTGCCATGTACCCCACTCCTTGCCTTTTCCAATTCAGCCCGTAGAAACTTGATCTCGTCCGCGCAACGCCAAAGCACCGCGCCAGCGACAAGAAATTTAAACTCTGCGCTTACGTCAGGGCTGTTGATCTGTGCAGGCAGTTCCCTGATCAGGTCTAGGATGTCACCTTCGATATCCACTTCTTTCTCCTCTTACGTATTGCTTTCCGTGTTAGATCCCAATGTAGTATCCGATGGCAGTTGGAGCAGAGCGGTATGCACTTCTCTTCTGCCTCTTTGATTGCCTCGGCTATGTTTCTTTTCCTCACAGCCAAGTAATTAACAGACCGCTTACCTTCTTTGATCACATGATGAAAGTCAATGATTGCCGGGTGTTTCTTTCGGCAATGACTACACCGCTGCTTCGACTTGTATGCGACCCACTCTATTCTATTTTTATCTCTACCCTTCCTCGCTTTCTTAATAACCTCTTGTCTGTTTCCTTCGTACCACTTCCGTGCGTACACCTTCTGCTTGGCCTTGCGTACGGCCTCGTCCTTGAACGGCATCGAACCCCCTACAACCTTTTACGCCAGTACAACGCTCGTGCGAACGAGTACAAAACTTTGGGGGTGTAGAGCCTGAAGCCACACGAGATCAGGTTGTTGGCACTCGGTATGTTATCGGTCGTATCCGACACAGCCCATCTATACCCATGCCTTCTCGCCCACTGAACTCGTAGCCGGATCATCTGCCGCTGAATACCGTACCCCCTGTACGCACTCAGCACGCCGCAGCGTCCTAAATAAATCCCATCCTCCATCTGCTGCGATGGCGACAGGCAGCTAAAACCTACCGGGGCAGTCTTGTGGTACGCCATCCACCACACCCCATCTTCCGGAAAGTAAAGGTCATCCGCCGGGAGACAGGCTTTCTGCAACACCTTCAGTTGCCGCTTGATCCCCGGATCTGAAGCATCTACTTGGCCGTAAGTGATCTTCATACGGCACAATTTTACCTGATGTTTTTACCCCTTTGGTATTCCAATTCATTCCTCAAAGTAAGAAGCTCTAACGAAAGGACTGTAGCCTCGTTGGACAGCCCCGCTCTCCGTATATTCTGCAAGGATCGCTCGACGAGCGTCTGCTGACTTTGACCATAGCCCCAAGGGGCAGCTTTCATTTCGTCGTTCCACGACCCGGGCGGGGATTGGTTGTCGATCACCAACGTCTCTACCTTCGGCTTTGATTCTGTCGTCATATTGTCTTATCCCTCGGTGAACCGCGCCTGCCATGTGGTATTGAGCAATACCCCACAACTCCACTAGGTCTTTGTACTTCACCCGCTCGTCGAGTTCCCGTGCCTTACGCTTGCGCTCTAACAAAAACTTGTACTGCTCAAATGTCAGAACCACGTTGAACCTCGACAGCCTTGTGTAGACCTTACCCTCTTTCTTTTTTCCTCGTGTCATCTCGCACCAACACTAATAATTTGCAGATCACATGACTCTCAGTCTTCTGCTGCCCTGCCTTATGCAAGAGATCAAACTGATGAGCCAAGTTCTCGATCATGTCCCAGTCGATGTACTCCAACTCTAAGTTGTCGCCAATCGTCGCCCAGACTTTTTCCTGCGGCGGGATCGGGATCATGTTCTCGGGCTTAACGTCCAGATAGGACACATCGTCATCGGAATCTGTAGCCATAGTCATACTCAATCTCCTCGATAAGTTCTTTTACCTGCTTGTCCCACGGAGCAACCATACTGTCTCGTGGGAATAATCTTACTGACGGGTAGAACAAACTGCGGCGACCTTCTTTGTGGTTCCAGTACCAAAGTTTGTTAGCGTCCAGCACATATGTGCGCTTACCCATCGATCCTGCAATATGCACGTTAGCGTTGCTCACGGACACTACCACATCGCACAATGACATAACCGCAGCCACGCCTTCCAGATCAAAGAAGTTACCTACGGTGGTCTGCCAAATTTTATTACCAGTCTTTTCTTCAAACGGCTCGATGTCATGATCAGGCTTGCCGTATTGAAGGTTGACGATCTTGGCGTTCGGTATGTCCCACAGCCCCACCAACTCTTCCAACTTGATGCTCTTGTGCTTGTCTATACGAGGTGCAGTACTAGCCCATGACAGACCTATCACAAAATCATCTGGCTGCAAACCTAACTCTTGCTTGACCTGCTTGATGCGCTCGGGGTCTGGCTTGATGTAGTTCGTGCTACGGGAAGAAATGATGTCTTCTCTCGACTTAATAAAATGTCTGCCGATACTAGCAATCGGAATCTGCGAGTCGTATTCAGAGTTCTGCACCTTGGCGCTATGCGGAATGAACTTGATGTCTGGGTTGGCTCGTTGCAGTAGTCCTGCCAACCGGATGTCGATCATGACTGTAACTTTCTTCGTACAACTCTTAACCTTGTTTAGCAAACTACTGTACAGCAACTGATCGCCAATACCTTGCTCACACCAAACAAGTACAGACTCATAGGCACGATATGGTCGCCACTCGGGGAGTCGCGTTTTGAGTTTGGGTGAAGCAAACGATGGACTATTCCAACGCTCGTCATACAACGCCCACCCACGCTCAAAGTCGCCACGCTGCATCGCCATCAGACCCATCGTCCACTTGGCATCGGCGGCATCGGGATCATGGTGCAAGGCTTTCTCAAAGTCTGCCTGTGCCAAGTCCCAACGCTTCATCTCCCAGTGCGCTCGGCCACGCTGGATGTAAGAGGCGATGATGATCGGATGCATATCAATGAGCTTCGTGAAACCCGGTACGCACTCGTCAAACTTGTCCTGATCCAACATCTCCAACGATTCCTTGAAGATATCTTGTATGGATTTATTCACCAGTAATTCCTCTCGTTACGCTTATGTTTTGTGTTCACATATTTTCTTCAAAGAACTCAAGTACATACGGCTTTCGTAATTTCCTAAGTGCTTTGTTTTCTATCTGCCGTATACGTTCTTTAGAAACACCAAACCGTTCACCTACTTTATCTAAAGATTGAACAATCTCCCCATCAAAACCAAATCTAGCCTTAACTACTTCTATCTCTTTCGGGGTAAGCAGATGTTCCAAAGCAGCATTTAATACTTTCTCAGTCTGCTCTGAAGCGATCTGATTGATCACATCGTTCTCTCGCATATCTTCAAGCCGCTCGTTCCAATCGTGTTCAGCGGCAATCGCGGCTAACTCTGACTCTGTTACGTCTCGGTGTCCTTCGTTGGTCTTCAGCGTGACAGTTTTCTGTCGTTCGCTAAACAAATCATCAGGAAGAACATTCAAAGCGTCTGCTAATTTTAGTGATGTGCTACTCCACTTCCCGTCATTACTCAGTGGTGACATCTTCATGTTGACTAGTTTGTAAACTACGCCAAGTTGCAGTTTATGTTCTAAGCACATGGCCTGTATGGATGTATATCCTGCTGCTTCCATCGCCCGTCTAATTCGCGCATTCGATACATTAATTTTTACGCGATAGTCGCTCACCAGTATTCCCTCCCGCCGCGCTTAGCTCCCCATGCAGGGGGCGGCACGTGCGACCACTCCCGCTTTCTAAACTCATCCCTTCTCTTAAAGAATCCAAGCAACCACCTAATCATGCGTTCTTCCTCGCAGCGATCTCACGTTGCAGATACCAAGCGGCCTTCTCTAAGTCTTCAATCGGATCAGAATTTTTACGGCCAGCGCGGCTGACGTACTTCACCACATTGCCCAAGCGGTAATTTAAATCCTTTGCCTCGATGAAATCGATGGTCTCGATGCCGCCTGATTTGTAGTGCGGGGGATGGTTCACGAGGTCGGGGGTAAAGGCTTCATACTTTTTATGTTCCAAACCAAACAGCGCATCCAATCCCGGCTGAAGTTCTGTAAGCAAGTCTTTACGAGTAATTTTTACTTCTTGCTGCGTCGGCTTATCTTTAATCTTGTCCAACTCATCGAGCGTAGCCTTCATCTCCTGCACCGCTTTGATGATCTTCGAGGGCTTCTTCGCCTTGTATGCGACGCTTATCTTTTTGATGTACTTCTTTTCGGCCTTTCGCACATCAGGATCAGAACTCTGCTCGGGCGTTACCTTCTTCGCATCCAACCACTTCACCGTGTACACACGGTTCGGCTCGGTCTTCAGTTGCGTTGCAATTTCCTTGGCCGTCTTGCCCTTCTTGATCAGGCGACGGATCTTATCGGTCATGGTCATGTTCAATCTCCTTGCGTAGGGTCTCTACGTTTGTTTCATCAATCACAAAGACGCGCCCACCTGCGTCCCTAATTTTTTGCATGGTTGCCTCTTGCAAGGCGGTGGGCTTGTTTCCTTTTGCCTTCGTCTCTATTGCTAGGAACTGGTTTCGGTAGCAGACAAGGAAGTCAGGCGTTCCTGCGTGTCCGTACCCGGTTCCCATTGGCATGGCGTAGTACGCACCGATCTCGGTCAGGATCTTTTTGACCTTGGCTTTGACCTTGCCCTCGGGTGTCATGCGGCTTGCCTGACCAA